GTCAACAATATATTTAGCTGCAATTTCTCTTAAAGCTTTACCATATGTTTTTTCTGATCCATCTAAATTTGTTGGATTCCATCTCATTTTAAATACTTCTCTAAACTGATTAGATACAAGATCTTGCCATTTGTATGGCACTGTTCTGCCAGATTCTACTACATAACCTAATTTTTTAGCAGCATCGACTGTTAGTCCTCGTAAAGGTATGGCTGCTAACATTTGTGATTTAGTAAACTCATAGCCGTATGCTTTCCATACGTTATCCGATGCTTGATAAAATTCTGTTGCTTTTCTAAAGATTGGGTTTTGTAACATGTATTTAAACAATTGATCTGTGTTAGCAAATCTATTAGCAGCAATATCACCGATGATTGCTTCTACCTCACCAGCTACAACTGAACTATCTATAATTCCTTCGTCAGAATATTCTTTTAATTTTTTTCTCATGACGTTAGGATTAATTCTTCCGCTACCAACTACTTCACCAAACACATATTTCATTGCGTCTAACACGCTTGCATGAGCGCCGATGTGTCCTTGCATTAATGAAAAGAACATAGCAGTTTCAAAGTTTCTTGTTTGTGTCATTAAAGATAAAACAGTTTTACTTAATTGTGCTGTAGTCTTAGCTGCAAGAAAAGCCTTGTATGGTGCCCACTGTAATAAAAAGTCTGTAGCTAATGCATCACTTGCAATACCATTAGCAATTTCTGGTGTTGTAAAGTAATTACCTTTTTTACCTTTGGTATATATTTTTGCTATGTCAATGTTTGATGTTCTTGCTATAGTTTGTATAGGAACTAAAGACTTTGCTACATATTTTTGTACACCTTCCATAGCAAATTTTGCAGGATCATCTACAATCCAACCAGATCTTAATCCTTCTTTTAATATTTGTTTGTGTGTAAACAAATGAGATAACAACTGCGCTTGTTGTGTAACAGTATCTGTAATGACAGTAATAGGATTATTTATTTTACCCATTAAGTCTTCAATAACTTTTGGTAGTGTTTGTTTTTTAGCTAAAATTTTATCTGGTGTAACTAAAGAAGTTATAGCCTGCATTCTTTTTATAGGACTAGCTCCTTCTTTACCATACTGTATAATTTCATCTACTTTTTGAGAAGCTAATCTAGATAGTTCTGGCCACAACTTACTTCCTTCTTTTACATTTTTATATTTTTTATTTGTTTTTTTAATTAAATTTACAAAGTAATTAGTTGCTGCAGTAATTTTAGTTTGATCTGGTTTAAAACTTCCTTGAAATATTTCATAAGATGTAGTTAAGTATTTACCCATACCATCTACAATTTCTTTTTTTATTTCTTCATTTTTTACATACGGTTTAATTTTTTTACTTAATTTTTCTATAGTCTTTTGTATATCTACAACAGGTTGTCTTAAAACTTCTGGTAAATTTTTAAGAGGTATTTCTCCTTTTAAATATTTTAATACATCATCCCAATATTGTTTACCTGCTGACACGCTTGATGTTGTAAAAACTTTATTACCAAACCCTTTGTTTAATAAATTATATATGGATCTATCGATTCTTTTAAGATCAATTCCTATAGATTTTTTATATTTGTTAGTCATTCTCTCACCTTGAAGCATAATTTGTTTTGCTTCTTTGGTAAAAGGTCCCCTAACTCTTAACGGTGTAAGTATAAATTTATCCGCAGCAGCCATTAATCTTTCTGATAATGGACCCATAGTTGTAGAAAAGAATCCCCATTTTTCTAACGGTGGTATTTTTTGTGTAATAAATCCACCACCTTTTTTAATAGCGTTAACTGTTTGAGGCACACCTGTTTTTCTACTAGCTAAAATTTTAGACACAGGATTAAGAACTAAAGTATTAAAAGGTGCAGCAGTTGTTTTATAAATTCCTTTAGCAGTTGCACCAGCTACCCCTATAATTTTACCAGCAGCTAATGTTAAACCACCAATTAATACTGTACCCTCTGCACCGTGTATTAGTTTTCTTTTTAAAATTTCTGCAGCTTTTTTACTATTACTTAGTTTGTCAAATTTTTCTTTATCAATGGGTGGCATAAAACCAAAACCTTCTGTAAAGGTAGGTTTTTCTTCATCCGCTGTAATTGTTCTACCTATTCCATACTTTACAGGTAAACCCCAAAACCCCATTTTCTGTGCAATGCTTGATGCATATTTTATATTACCAAACTGATCTGTTAATGTTTTACCAGACTTATCTACTTTAGCTTTTTTATTTGATAATTTTTCTACAATTTTTTTAGTAGTTCCAGGTGCTGCTTTTTTAGCAACATAACCAAAACCTTTTATTATTCTACCACCTAAAAATGTATCAATACCAAACTGTGTAAGTTCATCAGTTAATTCTTGTATGGCACTCTCTTGATTAAAAGGTTGTGACTTGTTTGGGTATTGAATATCATCAGCTCTTGGCCAATTGTTTTCTATATATTCTAATGCGTTAACTGCATTATCAGGACCAACGGCATCTACTAACATAGCAGCCCATCTAGTTATTTCTCTTCCTGTATCTAAAATAGGTTCTGCAATTCCAGATATAATTTTAGTAGATGTTTTACCATAGAATTCTTTTTGTTTATCTTTTGCTATGTCATCTTCTCTGTATGCAAGGTCATAAAATTTAGCTCCCTGTGCATCGAATGCATTTAAACGAGTTAAAGTTTCTTCACTAAATAAATCTGGATTGTCTGCTACAAACTTTAATCTTTTTTTTGGATATAATAATATATTAGACTCACCAGCTTCTTTAGCGGCTTTGACTGAACCGTACTTTTGTACAACCGCAATATAATCTTTAACAACATCAGGGTTGTCTCTAAATATATCTAAGTATCTTAATGTAGAATCTTTATAGTCTTGAGGTAAAGTGTTAACATAATTTCTTTCTTGAGATGATAATAAATCAGGTTCCATCAACCCTTGATCAATAAGTTTTTTATTTATTTTTTCAATTGTTTCGTCAGCTCGTTTTGTAATTGACTCAAGATCAAGCTTCTCATTTATTTGAGACATGATCTCTTCTACTTTACGATCTAGTATAGCGTTTTTATCTTCGAGTTCTTTGTCGGGAAAAAAGTTTTTGTTTGAATCTGCCATTCATCTTATGTCATCTCGGTTTGCATAGGCAACACAAGACTTACCCCATATTTGTTATTAAAAGCATATACGTCCGCCTGAGTTGTTATTTGTGCAAAGTCCGCGAAGGCATTTTCATTATAGTAAATTAACTGTACAATTTCATCAGTTACTTCAGCTGGTATTTTAGCTCTAAATTCTGAATAAGGTATTGGCACACTTGCTTTTTGAGGTTCTTCTGTTACCGTTTCTGTTTCCATAACAGTATCTGTTGCAACCGGCATAGCTCCTGTTGATGGTGTTCCCATTTGGTAACCTGCTCTACCACCATCTTTCATTTTTACTCCTAATGCTTCTTGTATCTGTAAGAAAATTCTTATTGCATCAGCAGCTGCTGTTGCTGGGTCTCCTCCTCCTGCAATTAAAGCAGCAGTAATACTTGCTATATCTTTTTGTGTAGAAGTTCCTGCTAATATATCTTTTAATCTTGTTTCGTATTCTTGTCCGCCGTTAGGATATAATGCTTTTAATTCTTTTATTTTTAATCCTGTTGCAGTTCTTGCTGGGTCAAATTGAATTTTAGCTATATCAATTGCTCCTGAGTTTTGTAATTCTTGTATGGCAACTTTATTTTTTTGTTCAATATCTAATTTATCTAAATCAAAAACTTGTTGTTCTTGTTTATTAATACTTGCTCTTTTATCTTCTAATTCTTTTAATTTAGCTGCGTCTTGTAAATCTTTTCTGTCTTTTCTAATTTTAGCAATAGATTCAGCTTGTTCAAAACCAGCTTCACCTGTAGTTTTATAACTACCATCAGGGTTTTTCATGTTAGCATAAGCTCCAAAAGAACTAATTACATCATACATGTTTTGTCCTTCTGGTGTTTTAACTATTTCTTGTTCTCCTGCAGATATTTCGCCTCTTTTATCATCAAAATAAGAAGATGTTTCTACAACGTCTGTTATATTAGGACTTTTAAACCCTGTTCTATTACCCATCATGTTCCCCATGATTGTACCACCACCAATAGTTCCACCACCATAGTATCTTGGTCTTGGTGTATCCATACCTGATGTAATACCAGTTCCTTGAGCAGAGTATCCCATTCCGCCTCTCATAAACATTGGTCTCTTTAAAATTTTATTATACATATTATACCTGTTCTGTTCCTGGTGGAGGTGTTAATGTTCTATACATGTTAGCAAAACCACCAATACCTTGTACTACTGGATTTGGTGTAAATTTTTGTGTAGGTGATCCAGGCATTGCTCCTGCAATTGAACCATATATGTTTGCTACATCTGTAATTCTTTGTTGTGGTAAGTCATAAGCTGTTTGTGCAGCTAGTGCTAACTGATTTAATTTTTGTTGTTCTAGTTGTTGATCTTGTAATCCTAATGCTTCTAGACCTGCAGCTTCTGCTTGTTGTAATTGTGGAACTTGCGTTGCCATTGTTTGTAAATTAGTTAAAGCTTGATTTTGTTGAGCTTGTGCTTGTGTAAATCCTGTACCATATAGACCAGCAAGTAATGCTGCCCTGTTTCTGTCAGATTGTGTTCTAAATTCTGCAGACTCAACACCTTGTCTTGCACCACCAAAAGCTCCAGCAGTAAATGCTTGATCAGCAATTGCTTTTTGTTGTATTGCAGCTTGTCTATCAAAGTCAGCCATAGTTGTATCAATAACTTCTCTTTGATAAGGAGACATAAATTGTTGGTAACCTGATGGATCTAACAATTGTTGAGTTCCAATTTGATCAATGTAAGGTTGATAAGATGCAACACCTGTACCACCTGTAAAACCTGTAACTTGTCCTGTAGCATCTCTTTGTACAGCACCTAGTCCAGACATATCTGCAACAGATTGAGCTGCTGCTTGTTGGAATGCTGATTGACCTGCAACTTGAGGAGTTAATGCTCCTACATCAATAGGAGTTCCTAGTTGCCCGATACCATATTTAAGAATATTAGTTCCGTATGGTTGTAGCGTTGCGCTTGGTAATAATCCTAAATCTACTGCCATTATGCTATCATCCTTTTAGCTGATGGTTTTGCTTCTAAGTTTTTCATTGTGTCGTACATTCTTTTTGCACCTTTTTGTATGTTTCCGCCACCTGCAGCTCTTACTGCATCAGCTGTAAATACAAATTCGTTTTTAGATAATCTTGCTGGTACGTCGTCTTTTCTTTCGTACTCTCCAATTGGTACAAAGCCACCAGAGAATCTATAATCTTTTTCCATACCACCCATGTCCATAATACCACCAGAACCTTGAGCGTATTTAACTCTACCACCTTTTGCAAAAGAAGCTATGCCACCTTTAGCCATAAATTTTTGCATAAGTCTTTCAGCTTCTTCATTTAACATTTCCATTTCTTCTGCTGATAATAAATCTAAAGTTTTACCAAACAACTGCATTGCTAATTCATTTCTACTATCTTCTATTCCTGGTCCTGAAGCCATCATCATATTACTATCTTCATCTTTTTTAGAATATGGTGACATAAAATATCTTAAAAAATCATCTATTTCCATAATTGGAAAACCAGGTTTTTGTTCGTTCATGTCGTACTTATAATTTTCGTATGCTTCTATTTCTTCGTCAGTATAATTACCTGGTTCATAAGAAATTTCTTCTATCATCTCTTCATTCATACCTTCTTTAAAACCCATACGTTTTACAACTTCTGGTGCTTTTTTTCTTAATGCTTCTATACCTGGACCACCTCCTCCAGCAAGACCCATTTTAGCAACAACGTCAGGTCTAACTTTTCTAAGTGCTGTAATACCAGGGTTTGGATCTGGTGTACCATCTTTTAATTTCATAATTCCGCCATCTTTAACACCGGTTGCTTTTGTAAACGATGTTACATCTGCTTTTGTAGTTGGTAAATTTGCTACAGTCATAGGTGTAAGATTCAAGTCGATAGCCGCTTGTGCCTCTTGACCTGCTGCTTCTGCAGCTGCCATATAGTCTGAGTATGCAGCTTCTTCTAATTCGTTTCTTCTTTTAGCATCTTTATAATCAAGATAAGCTTTACCAACACTAAGACCAACGTCTACAATGCCTTTGTACTCATCGTATTTGTCTTGAAGATATTTAAGTACCATATTTCTAATTCCTTGATGTGTGATTATATACTAAAAAAGCAGGGATTCCACCTGAACCTACCAGTTTACTTAATTTTTTAGCCATCGTCAATATATTATAAGTCGCCACTACCAGCTCCTAAACCTAAGCTAGCTACTTTTATATGGACATCTCTTCTTATATGTTCTCTTTGGGTAGCAGTATCAGGGTTATTTACGTCAGCATCTGCTTCAGCATCTGACATGTATTCTGCACCTGTTTCTGTATTAGTTAAAGTAACTTCTACTTCAGGTGTTATAACGTGAGTTCTTTTTCCGTCTATTTTTTTGTATTCGCTTTTTGCTTCTTGTTCTATAAAAGGCATATATCTCCTATGATCTACTTGTTTGTAGTACCGATGCAGTCATCTTTATAACATCAGTTGTAGCACATTGCATCTTTAATTTATCGCCTGCTTCTAGTATCAATATATTGTTAAAAGTCAGGACATCTACCCCATCGCTCGGTGTCACATTAGCTACGTCGTATTCAAAATCAGTGGTACTTGAGGCATCATACACTTTAATTGTTACATCTAAAGCACTTCCATGAGTGTTAAAAAGCTTTATTGTTTTAACAATAGATGTAGTCTCATCTGGTGATTCATACATATCTACATCTGAACCAGCAGCATTGAGGGTTTTTTGAATATTTTTATATACGTTAGCCATTATGACATAAAGAAATTAAATCTTTCTTGATTCTCCTTTTCTTGTGTTAAGAACGTTGAATTTAGTTGTTCAATTAAAGACGTAATAGTTCTGTTTATTTGTCTTTGATTATCTTCTGTATATTCTTTTCTTGGTTCTGGTAATCTTACTACTATTTTTGTCATTATCTTCTCCCATCTGCTTGGACATCTACTTGGAAAGTTCCATATCTCCACTTTTCTCCAGAGCTTTCATTTTCTATTTTTACATTTGCATATCTTCCTCTAGCTCTAGTATCAAATTTAGTTGAACTAGCAACAACACTAAATGGACTATATTTACTTGTGCTTGCAGTAGATGAAGGAAAGTCTTTTAATCCTATAGTTACTTTAGCTGTGCCATCTAATGTTTTAAAATCAGGAAAAAATCTTCTCATAGCTAAAAAGAATTCTCCCATTCCTTCTGATGTTTGTATTGCAAAATCATATGATTGTACAAAAGAAGTTAACGCAGTTGTAGTTCCATCAGGATTAATTTGATCTGTGCCTACTTCATGTTCAAAGTAAACTGTTTGACCTAAACCTGTTGAACCTATAATACTTGGAAAAGTTCCTGTAGAAGAACTGTTAAATTGTGTTGCATGTGGTCTTGGATATACCACTGAGTCAATCCAAGTTGTTCTAATTGAGTTTGTGTTTACTCCTGTATACCACACACCACCTGGTGTTTGACCTGATTCACCATAATTATAAACTACATATCTATCATTGTATGCCGAATTAGATGTAGGGTAATACCAAACAACCTCTGTAAATAGGTTATTAATACCTGCTACAACTTGTTGTCCTTTTGTTGTATCAAAATCATCAAATACATAGTCTTCTACCATACAAGGTAATGAGTTTACTGTACCATCAAATGCAAAAAAACCATTGTTACCAATCCAATAAGCAACACCATCTATTTCACAACATGCATTTTGACCAATCAATCCACAGTTTGTACCTACTTGTTCAAAACCAAATGTAAATGGTGCACCAATAAATTTCATAGTATACAAAGCGTTATCAGTCCACACTAGAATATTTTCTTTTGCAACAATAGCTCCCATAATTTTTGTACCATCTTGTAATCTTTGTGAGCCAGCACTGTTTTCTGCAGTAGGTGCATATACGTTTATTTGTTCTTGATTAGAAAATCTTATAAACATATCATCTTGTGTTGTAGGATCACCAATAGTTGTTTCTGTTCCAAAATGAATTAAGTGTCTTGTTGTTGGTGAAATTAAAGTAGATCTAGATGCAGTGGGATTTCCTTCACTTCCACTTATAGCTGTTACAAAATTTGTAGTTAAAGTTGATGCACGAGTAGTAAAGTTTGCTGCAATAGAAGAATCCCAAGTAAAAGTTTTACCATTAGAAATAGTTGCAACTAATACTTGACCAAAGTTGTTTAGTGACCAGAGACCTGGTTCTAGTGTAACAGTAGATGCTGCAACTGCGTCACCCCAATTACCCCATTCTGTTGCGTCTTGAACTGTTGTATTAGTAGAGTGAGCTTGACCATTAGACGTACCAACAGTGGCAGTCCCTTTTGCACCTCTAGTAATACCTAAAAATTGTGTAGAATTTTTTGATGTATATGTAATTAATTCTGCCGTAGGTAAAGTTCCAACAGCTATTGTACCTGCAGACGCAAATCCTGTTGTGCTGTCTACAGTTACTGCAGTTCCTGATCCACCTGTACCAGCTGTGTCAGCATTTAATGATCCATCTAATTCTGTGCTTTGTGATCCAGTTATTGTTCCACCATAATTACCAATACCATAACCATAACCATATGATTGAGCTGATGGTCCTACCGCTTGATAAGGATTTACAGTACAAGAACTTCCTGATGTTAAATCTGAACCACCGCCATTTGTTTCTGCTGAAGGTGATGTAACTGTAAATGTTGTAGAACTTGGAACTGTTATTACTTGACAAAGTTTATCTTCAAAAGTTGACGCTGCAATACTAGAACCCGTAGGCATTGTTACTGAATCTAATTCTACAATGTCTCCTATTTCTAAACCATGATTAGTAGATGTCGTAATTGTTACTGCAGTTCCTCTAGTTGTGCTAGTTGTTATAGTAGAACCGGTAAATTGTGTTTGTGCTCCTGCATTATTACTTCTGTAAGGAGTAATGTCATAAAGTTGACCTTCAAAATATATAAGTAAAAATTTATCGGTACCAATAGCAACATATCTATTACCCTCTAAATCAACAAAAGCATGTTGTTTTCGTGCTACACCACATATAGTATCACTTAATAAAGAAGACCATCCTCCAACTTTTTCAGGAAGGCTGTATCTCCATCTAGTGTTATCAGAATCTATCCATCGGTCTGTTGCACCGACACCTGTGTCTTGTTTATCGACACCCGGTTGAAATTTCATTTCAAAAAGAGCCATCTATTTAGCTCCTTACGCTGTATTAGTTTTATATGCCCAACCTCTAGTGGCGTCTACATATACTAAAGTTATTGATTGACCGTTTGTATTTAAAGTTAAATCAGATGTTGCTGAATTAATAGGTGAACCATTTCTACCAATAGTACAATTATTTGAATTCCATGTACCTCTGGTATCTAAAACACTAACTTCATCTCCAACAGATGGTGATGCAGGTAGGTTTATTGTAATTGGGTTAGAGGTTGTGTTAGCAAAAATTTGAGCTCCAGCCACCGCTGTATAAGTACTATTAGCATCTGTTATAGTTGCATAACCTTTTTGAATTATGTCCATTACTGTTTCAGTGCCATTTGATTTACACAAAACAGTTGCTCCTGGTGGTATTTGGGTAGTGCTACCACTTGCTGTTAATACTCCTAAAGTTCTATTAGATGTACCTCTTACGGTGTCATCTTTCATAATCCATACTCTAGTTACACCAGAACCACTAGGCATAGTAATTGTTCTATCTCCTGCCAATGTTCCATATAATCTTAAATATGCATTTTTACCATTTGATGTTGCACCATCAGTTAAAAGTAGCGTGACACTTGCTCCTGCCATATCTACATCTAAAGCTCCGGATGATGCTTGTTCTAATATTTGTAGGTTAGTATTAGTAATACCACCCCATTGACCAGCTTTTTCGCCGGTTGTAATAATTTCTAATTGTATATCTGATGAATAACTTGATGCCATAATTTTATACTCCTGGATCTATTGGTGTCCAGACCATATTTGCTCCTGGTATTATTTCACTCCATGTTATAGCTTGTGCTGTACCCGTAGCAAGCGTAAAAGTACTTCCTGTAGGTGAAACATTAGCTTGTCCTGATACTGTAACAGTTCCTGAAGAAATTACAACCTGATTTCCACTAGGAGTTATATTAGCATCTGCGCTAACTGTAACATTACCAATGGCTATTGCTACTTGGGAACCAGTGACACCAAAGTTAGCATCTCCTTGAATTGTTAAACTACCAAAACCAAGAGTTAGTCTATTTGGATCAGGTACTTCTGTAATAGAATCAGCTACAATACCAGGGTCGCCAATGCTAATAGTTACCTGATTTCCTGTAACTGCAAAAGTTACGTCGCTATCTGGTCCTGATGTAGCAAATGGTAATGCTGATATTGCGTCAAATCCTAAACTCATAAAAATTCCTTAAAAGGAGACAGGGGGTATGTGGTGGTGCCCTGCCTCCATCTAAGGATTATATCATCGTTTAAACCAAGAAGGAAGACCTAAATGTGGACGCTTGTCAAACATGTTATCCTTCGATCCAGGTGTTTTACGATTATTATAATGCAGAAAAACCTGTACGCATTCTTTGCCTTTAAATTTATTTCGCCAATGTTCTAGCTCAACGCCTTTATAAACCAACATATCACCAGGTTTTAGATCTACCCTAATTCCTTTTGCTTTGCTAGACATTGTAATATTCTTACCATCTGGTTCACCCACATTTTCATTTGGGCTTAGATATATAGGCCAATCATCACCACCAAGGTTCATGGTAGTTGATATTTCACAACTAAATCTATCTTTGTGTCTTTTTAATTCATCGCCTTTTTTATATATCCTTGCATATGTATAGGCAGGATATAATTTAAGACCTGTTACCTTTTCCATTTCTGGTTGGCATTTCAACATTAAAGTTTCCATAGCTCTATCTGCATAACAAGAATAAGTATTTGGTATTTGACCCTCTATTGGATCTTCATAGTATCCAATTATATTTTCAAATGGTGAAAAATATCTTGTTTTTCTACATGTATCATAAACTTGTTTTTGCATTAAAAAATAGTTTGCAAGAAAAGATGCGAGATCCTCTGATATTGCTTTTTTAATAATTGTATACTTTTTCTTTTTAAACATCTTTAGCCATTTCTTTTGGCACCGCTTGTATATTCCAATGTATAAATCTAAATGGTTCAATACCAAAATCCACTGCATATTCGTGTTCTAAATAACCTGGAAATATAATTAATGTTCCAGGTTTTGGACGCATATGAAATTGTTCGTGACCCGCCCATACACCTTTTATGTCTGGTTTCATTTTTAATTTTGTACATCGTGAACCAGTCTTTGGTTCGTGAAATACAGGGTAAGAAGTTTTATCACTACATTTTAAAAAGTAAAAACCTGATACGTGTTGATTCCAATGTATATGTGCAGAGTGATGACCACCGCCTTTTTTAGCAAACTCTTGTACCCATAATTCAGAAAACATAGTTGTGTATTGTGACATGTCATAACCTTGATGATCTAGATATTCCCAAGATTTTTGACCAATGTAATTTCTAAAATCTAAAAAATCATTGTCTTGTGTAAGTGGTGTTGAGTGATATGATCTTCCAAAATCACCAAACTTTTTTATATGTGCTTTAGCTTCTGGAAAATTTCTAGCCTCTTTAATATATTTGTTAGTAGCTTTATTTAACGATTTAACAAACTCTGGTTTTTCTTCGCTCCATATTACAGTTGGAAAATAACTATTTATAAACATTATTTAAAAGGCCTCCCTAAATGCCATACTACAAGACTATATCTTGTGCCTGATGTTACTGGTTTAACTCTATGCCATAGATGACTTGGAAATACAATAATAGATCCTTTTGGTAATATCTCTTTACATTGTACTCTATGTTTTGATTCGTCTCTCATATGTGGATCATAGTTTCTAAAATCAAATTCTAATTCACCTCCTGTGTATTCTGAACCATCAGTTAACTGACAAGTCATAGAAAGTTTTCTAATTTTTCCATGTTCTGGATTATTTACATCGTCTCGTTGATAAGGTTTATCCCAACTATCACAATGCCAATCGTAATATTGATTTAACTTATATTTTGTAAACTGACAATTTTCTGATCTATCCCAATCAAAATTCCAACCTGCCCTTCTGTTTGCTTCGTGAACATATGGGTGTATTTCTTTATATATCCAAGTATCATTTAACCACACTAAATCTGATTTTCTTTTTCTTTGCACGTTTTTAACTTCTTGTTTATTTAATGGTTCTTTATTTAAATCTCTTTCTATTCCATAACCACCTGTGATAGCCATAACTTCTTTTTGTGCGTTAGCATATTTAATTACTTCATCACAAAATCTAGGTGTGAGAGCACCGCTAAAATACCAATAATAATTAGTTAAGTTCATAATTAAAGTTTATTACCATTCTTACATCTTTATCAGTTTGAATTTGAGCTCTATGCTTTTTAAATGCATCAAACACAACAACTCTATTTTTTTTACATTTAATTTTTTTATTTTTAAATTCTGTATAACCATTATTAGTATTAACATAATAAATAGCTGTTGTGTGTTTTAAATCTTGAGACCATTTATCCACATGCCAACCACATTTTGATGGTCTTTTAAAACATAGATTAGCTCTTATATTTAATATTTTTTTAGGGTTTAATTTATTTAAAATAGGTTCAATTAAATCATAATGTTGAGTGTTTATTTGATTGTCCCTATAAAAAATATGAAACATAAAAGAGGTATCTTTAGAATTAGTCTGATCTTTTGAGTAGTACCACGGAAAATTTTTACTTAAAAACATTTCGTTAATATTTTTACATTCTTTTTTATTTATAAAATTATCAAATATATTCATACGTTATAGTTTGTACAAAATTTAAACTATCCTTTTGATTATTGGTTATGTAATACATACAAGTTGATGGAAACATTATAAATTTATTATCTGTCAAAGGTATATCCCAAGATCTACCTTTACGTCTGTTGTCCTCATAATGCACTCTAACCATACAATTTTTAACATTTACACCATATAAAAATGTAAAGTCTGGTGAGTTACGTAGATCTACAGGATCTATATTTAATAAAGGTATTGTAGTTTCCCCAGGTTTATAGACATTTCCCCATATTTCTTTGTTAACTAGATTGATACCATGTTCAAGATTAACATAATCTCTCATATATGTATTTAACATATCCCAAGTTCTTGAAAATGGAAAAGGTGAATCTGTAACGTGTGATTTTAAAATATCATTTTGTAATTTATTTCGGTCAATATTCCAATCTTTAGGCATTGTTATATCACCAAAATATAATGCTTGTTCTGACAATATGTTTTTAGTTATAAGTGATTTCATTGTCCTGTCCTTTGTTAAAACTGCCTATTGGTAACACATTAAACGCTATTGAGTATCTATCGTCTTTTAATGTATTTTTTTGAATCTTGTGTTGAAGTTCACTAGGAAATATTAGTAAAGTGTTTTTTTTAACTTTTAAATCCCATTTAGTAGCAGAATAAATATTTGTTGAGTTATTAAATTCTAAATTAAAAAAAGAACTATTAGCCCAATTTTTAATAAATCTAATAGAAGAATTATTTTGTGTATAATAAACTCCACTTATCCAAGTATTAGTATGTACATGTAATTGACTTTGATAATCTTGTTTTACTTTAGTAGACCATGAGTTTAAAATTTTAAAACCTTGTGTGTATCCTAATACATTTAAATATTCTTTAATTGCTTTTAAAAAAATTTCTTTTTCTTTTTTTAATTTTTTATTTTCTAATATTTTAACAGATTTAGATAAATAAGCTTTGTCTGAATTAATATTATTTCTATATGTAATATCTTTTATATGTTTTAAAAGTTTATCATTATCTATGTCTAAAGACATAGCCATTAAAGGTAATGAAAATAATGGATAAATTATAGCTTCTTTCTTTTGCATACCACATACCTTTTTAAATTATGCTCTATGATCTGTCAAGTCCCAAGATTGATTGGCTTCATTCCATTCATAAACCCATGAATTTGTGCCAGCTTCGTTTTGTGATTGTTGTTCTGCAGTTAAAGCAGGAGCATCACCTAGTGGTGATTTCCAATTTGCAATTGTAGTGTCTTTTACCCAAGATGCGTATGGTTTTTTAGGCCAGAAAATATTATTATCTTCATCCCATTCATAACCTATACCTGCGTAGTTGCCTCTTAAAGGTGTTCCACCATTTTTATGTTGATTGCCAGATGTATTGTAAGATGTTTGAATCCACATTTGTGCAGGCCAATTATTGTGATGTTCTAAATATTGTTGACCTACTCCTTCATCCTCAACACCATCAGCGTTAAGCATATCAGAATTATTCAAAGTTAATACTTGAATAACTTTTCCGTTAGCTCCTATTTTTGCAAAATGTGCCATAATGTTTCTCCTTATATATTAATTTTAATTATCATTCAACTATTGATATCTATACCTAATTATTACTACACCAGATCCACCAGCTCCACCTACACCTGTAGGAGGATTACATTTTCCACCGCCTCCACCGCCACCACCAGTATTAGCTGTTCCTGCTGTTCCATCAGCGCTTCCTGAAGCTGCACCGGCACCGCCGCCACCTGCTCCACCACTTCCTGAAGTTGCACCTGGAGCAGTTCCAAATGCACCACCTCCACCGCCGCCTCTTGCAACAGGAGAGCCTGTAATAGATGAAGTTCCACCAGCTCCACCTGGACTACCAGTAGCACCTGGAGGAGTAGCACTCACTCCTACTGCAGTAGCTCCACCGCCGCCACCACCAGTATAATTAACCGGAGCTAGACCAGACGCTCCACCATTGAATCCTTGTGCTGGATTAACAGGAGGTGTATTACCATTTCCAGCAGAACCAGCATTTGATGCTCCTCCACCAGAACCACCGTCTTTTCCTGGTCGTCCTGTAGGACCACTAAACTGACCGCCACCGCCACCACCAGCAGTAGATGTAATAGTTGAAAAACTAGAATTATTACCACAACCACCTGGACCAGCTCCACCACTTCCACCGCCACCTACAACAATTGGATATCCTTGAGCACATACAGGTAAAGCTGCAGCTGGAGACGCACCTCTTGGTGAGACTGGAAAACAACCTGTTGCTGTACCTGGGGACTCTCTATATCCTCCAGCGCCACCTCCACCACCACCTTCACCAAATCCGCCAGATCCGCCTGCACCACCACCTGCTATAACTAAATAATCTACTACATTATTTGCTGGATTACCTGCAAGACAACTAACTGTAAAAGTTCCTGGTCCTGTAAAAGTATGAATTTTAAAATTACCAGAAGTTGTTGCTGATCCTCCAGTTGCTGATATAAATGATTCTTTTAAACCATCTCCATTAACATCTCCAGTAAATACAATTTTCCAACCTTGTGTAGCATCAACGTAAATAAATTGTGCTGTTACATTGTCTCTACCTAAAATAAAATCACTAGCTGCTCCTTGAATATTAGATCCATTTCTCGCTACTGTTAAAGCATTTGTACCAAAATTTCCTGCGTAATCATTAACAGCAACTACATTTCCCGCACTTGGTGATGCAGGTAAAGTTAAGTTAAACGCTGAAGCAGTTGTATCTGCAAAATATCCTACTCCATTTACGGCAGGACCAGGGTCTGCTGTAATTTTAGTTGTGTTCCAAGATACCTCACCTGTAGAACCAAAACCCGATGCTGTACCAGAGTTTGATATAGTTACACCAGCAGGAATACTAATAGTATCTCCACTATCTCCTAATACAGTTGTACCACACGCTGTTCTTGGACTAATTTTATTTACTTTTATTTCACTCATAATTATTGAAATTTATACCTTATTATTACACTTCCTGAACCACCATTAGCACCACCAATTTGACCTGGACCTGCTTGTTGTCCTCCACCGCCTCCACCACCAGTGTTTGCAGTTCCTGCTGTTGCAGCACTTGTATCTGATCCAGGAGCTCCGCCACCACCTCCACCAGATCCTCCTGATCCACCACTTGGATTACCATAATTTGGTCCGCCACCGCCACCACCACCTGATCTTGCAGTTGGTGTGCCATTAATTGAACTTGTTGCTCCTGCTCCTCCAGGACCAGATGTTGGACCGGGACTAGCACCAGCTGCTGTTGCTCCGCCACCACCACCTGCACCCCAAGGGTTAGATGGGTTTCCATTTCCACCATCAAATCCTTGTGCAGGACTTGTAGGAGGATCATTTCCTGGTCCTCCATTTCCAGCTGAATTTCCTGATCCACCTCCACCAGATCCTCCAGGACCTCCTAAAGTTGGACTTGGTTGACTTGCATAATGTCTACCATATCCGCCACCTGCGGATGTAATTGTTGAAAAAGTTGAAACTCCTCCTGCTGTAGAAACAGGTGCACCAGGAATAGGAGACATTACACTTCCTGCTGTTCCTGTTCCAGAACCACCAGCACCAACTGTAACACTTATTGGACCAGGAGATACTGGTAAAGAAGATGTTGCTGCTAATGGAGAAGCTGACCAACAACCTGATGTTGCTGCAACTTTTGATTCTCTAAAACCTCCGGCTCCACCGCCGCCTCCGATTCCGCCGCCACCACCACCGCCGCCAGCGACTACTTGATAATCTACGACCGCTAATGGACCTGCTCCTGCTGAAATACAAAAAGTACCTGGCCCAGTAAAAGTATGAACTTTAAAATTGGTACAAACAGTGGTAATACTTCCTCCTGTTGCAGTTATAAATTGAGATCCAGATACTGTATCATCTGCATTTTGAACATTTATCCATCCTTGTGTTCCGTCTACATAAACTAAAGTTAATGCTTGACCTTGAGTAGTTAAATCTATATCCGCGTTTACACCACCAACTTTTTCTGTACCATTAGGACTAATTGTTAATTTATTTGTATTAAAAGACCTTGAATAATCAGAAAAAGCAACTATTGCTCCTGCTGATCCAGCAGGTAAATTTGCTGTTGATACTCCCCCTGAAGTATTTACAAAATAACCTTCACCACTAGTTGCTGTAAAAGTACCTGTTTTAATCGAACCTGTCTGCCAATTTACAGAACCTTCTCTACCAAAACCTGATTGTGTTGCACCTGATGCAAGAGCTACACTACCACCACATCTACCTATTGTAACTGTTGCTCCACATACAACAATTGTATTACCAGATCCTGATCCTACAGTAGTTGTTGAACCACATTTTTTAATTATATTAGAAGCATCTGAAACTTTTTGAAGATTATCTACTTTAATTGTACTAGTCATTATTGAAATTTATACCTTATTATTACTATACCTGAACCTCCAGAATGCCCTTGTGCTCCTGGTCCAGCACCGCCAGCTCCACCACCTGTATTAGCTGTACCAGCTGTTGAACAATCTGCTCCAGTTCCTCCTGGTCCACCACCTACTCCACCACCTGCTGGTCCACCACCAGGGTTGTTTGGTGCAACACCGCCTCCCCAAGCTCCGCCAGCACCGCCGCCAGCTCTAATTGTTGGAGTTCCATTAATTGAACTTGTTGTGCCTTCTCCTCCTGCTCCACCTGATCCTGGTTCTCCTGAACCTTGTGTACCTGCTCCACCGGCTCCACCTGCTCCACCTGCTGCTCCACCGCTAGGACCTGGAGGACTACCTGCTCCTCCACCATTAGTTCCTTGAGCTGGAGTAACTGGAGGGACATTCCCTGTTCCACCGCATTTAATACCTGAACAACCTGTACTGTGTGCTCCGCCACCACCTGAACCACCTGGTGCGCATGCATTAACATTTTTTAATGCACCTTTACCACCGCCACCACCTGTTGCCGTTATTGTTGAAAAAATTGAATTTGATCCTCTTACACCGTGAGAATAAGGTGGATATGAACCACTAATTCCACCGCCTCCTCCAACTGTAATTGGGAAACCTGTTGCAGTAACTGTAATTCTATTTCCTGGAGTTGGATAACCATCTAACGGACTTGCCGTGTATGGTGTAACAGGAGATTTTGTTTCTCTATAACCACCAGCTCCACCTCCACCTCCTCTTTCTGAACCTGATCCACCGCCACCAGCAATTACCATATAAGAAACTAAATTATTTGCTGCGCAAGCTCCTACAGTAGCAACACAAAAAGTTCCTGGGCCTGTAAATGTATGAATTTTGTCATTACCTGAAGTTGTTATTGAGCCTCCTGTAGCTGTAATAAATGAAGACCCTGCTGTAGCAAAAGTATTATCTTGAACTGATCTCCAACCTACCGTTGAATCTATATAAACAAATGTTACTCCTTGTCCTTCAGTATCTAAAACAAGTGGGTCTCCGGCTGTACCACCATTAATTTTTTCTGATCCATTTGGATCAACTGTTAAAGCATTAGAATCAAATGTATTATTATAATCTTGAATAGAAACAATTGCACCTGCAGAACCTGCTGGTAAATCTACTTCAAAAGCACCACCTGCCGTATTACAAAAGTAACCTTCACCATTAGCTGCTGTAAATGTAGCTGTTTTAATTGATCCTGTTTGCCAATCGACAGTTCCTGTTCGACCAAAACCTGATTGTGATGCACCTGTTCCAAGTGTTACTGTATCACCAGATTCACCTAGTGTTAAGGTAGTTCCGCATTGTGGTGCAACTGTATTTACTTCTATTTTACTCATTAAACTATTACCAACGTTCCTGTTACTGTTATAGTTGCAGGAATTGTTATAGGTCCTGCAAGGACTGCACTTTCAATTGTTTGCGTACCATCGATCGTAGCCGCTTGATTTTTTATAAATTCATCTGGAGCGTATTGCCCTCCGATGTATTGGACTCCATTTATTACTGCCGTCATAATTCCTCCTACGAACTAATTGTGTCGATGTAAGATAAAACAACATCTAGTGAACTCGCTGTATCACTAAC